GCCCGGATGAATAGATGCCACCATGCGGCCCGCGCCGTCGATGAAGTTGGTCACGCGCACGGCCCGCTCGATGAAAGTCTGGTCTTCGGAGATTTGCAGCGGTGCAAAGCGGTTCTTTTCCCACCACGAGCGCCGAAACAGCAGCGAGGAGCCGATACCGTGATTTGGCGGAGCCTTATACAAAAACTGACCGACGCCGTCGAAGTAGCAGCGGTTGTACGCGACGACTTGATAACCTTCGATTGCCGCAACTTGCTCCTCAAGCCGCGATGGGTGATACCAGTCGTCGTCGTCCCAATGAGCGATGTACTCGGCATCGGATCGGCCACAGCAGAAGTTTCGCAGCGCCCCGATCTTCATCCCAACCGACGCATGTATGTAGGTGATGCGCGGGTCCTGTGGCACGAGGTCGGCCACCGAATCGCCGTTGTCGACGATCAGAAGCTCCTTGCGCTCGTAGGTCTGCGCGCGGAACAATTCGATTGCTCGCGGAACCCACTGTCTGCGGTTCTTTGTGGGCATGACACAGGTGACATAACCCGACTTACTCACCACCACAGGCGCAGACGGCTTGACGGTTGCCTTGCCTTCCTCGATCAGTTGCCGCGCGAAATAGTCGTCGATATCGAAGACTTGACCCGGTTCGACTTTGCCGACGAATTGGCCGAGGTAGAGATGGCGTTCTGCTATCAGTTCCATTGGAAATTAAGAGGGGCGACCGAAGCCGCCCCTCTGGTTGGTTACTGCGCGGGCGAGTTAGCGAACGTGCCGGTGATGAACGCGGCAGGACGATAGCAGGCCAAAAGACCGCGACCCTCGAAGCGGATCGTGATCAGGTTCTTGATGAAGTCGTCTTCGTTTTCGGTCGAAACAACGACTTCTAGCTCCATACGGCTACGGAACTCGGCAGCGACCGGCGTACCGGAGCCGACAAGGAAAGTGCCGCTGGAGATTTGCGTTGTCGGAACTGGAGTGAGTCCCCAGATCGACTGAATGCCAGTGCCAGCCGTCGGTCCACCGAGCAAGTAGTTCTTGTCGTTGTCCTTCAGCCGGAGCATTTGATACCAGTTCGTCGGATGAACGACGAAGAACGTCGCCGGGATCTCGTTAGCCGCCGCGATTTGCTGCGCCGCCGCGTTGATCTGGTCGAAGTAGGTGTAGCCAGACGAAGCGGTAAGCAACGCAGTGTCATAGGCCGTCGCCTGCGTGATTAGACCGTTCAGATTCTCGCCGGAGTTGGAGCCGGAAAGAATCTGAAGGTCCATTTCGGCGTTGTACTTGTACGAGCCCAAAGACCGGATGATGCCTTCCAGTTCCGACCAATCTTCGAGCGCTTGACGACCGATTTTGAAGTACGTCGCAATCGTTTTCACGCGCTCCGTAACGACAGTCGGGTCGTAGGTATTGATCGGCTTAGCCGCCGCTTCAGCGACCGGAGAAGCCTTCGTGCCGGTGACGCTGTATTTCGGCCAGGAGTACTGCTGAACCGTGATCGGGCGCGATGGGATCACGTCGCGCATACGAAGCTGCGCCCGCGCCTCTTGGACGTAGCTGCCCCGCTCCTCCGGCATGACGCCAGCGGTCGGAAAGCCAACGGTCGAAGAAGTGATGGTGCTCTTTCGCTCCAAGAACTCTTGAACCGCTGCGCCCTTCAGCTTGACTTGTGCGCGCCCGCGTCCATCTTTGCATATGCGCTGGATGGATTCGTCGTTTTTGATCGTCTCGTACAGGCCGGGTTCGGACTTGCCAGGAAAAACGATCAGTTTCTTTTCGAGCGTGTCGATGCGCTCTTGGATGTTCTTGAGTTCGGCGACGGTTTCGGTCTTGCCAGCGCCGAGGGTTTTGATTTCTCCCTCGTAGCGCTGGATGAAAGAACCGAGGTCAGCGCCGAGCTTCTCAAGCTGGGTGTTGATATCGGACATGTGGATCTCCTTCCGCTGTCACAGCGGTAGTCTTTGGCCCGTAAGCCGGTTTCTACGCGATCATTCGCGCCCGCAGGCTGTCGATGATCGAAAGCGCCGCCGAGTGGTCTACGACCGGCTCTGTTGGCTCTTTTGCGGCTGGCTCGCCAGTTCCGGCTGCTTTCACAGTGGATAATTCGGCGGTCAGTGCTGAAATTTGTGATTCGAGCGCCTTGAAGCGCTCGTCGATGGCCTCCTGCGACTTCACGGCAATAATTTGCGCGCCAGGGTTCATCGCAAACGTCACGACGGAGACTTCGAAAAGCTTCAGCTCGCCGATGTGTCGGACGTGGCGGTCACCGATCTTTTCCCAGGTCGATTTGATCGTTTGGAAGCCGACCGAAAGGCCCTTGATGAGCTTGTTCTTCATCTTGCCGTGGGCTTTGACGGCAATCGGGTCGGTCATATCGAGCTTGCCGTCGATGTATACCTTGCCATTGAACTCCTTGACCTCGCCAATGCCGATCACTTCAGACGGGTCGTGCTGCCACAGTACCGGAACCTTCGGATTCTCCTGTAGGGTCTTGGTAAATGCGCCCTTGTCGATAATGTCGCCGCCAAGGTCTTCAACATCCATAACGGACGCGATGCCCTTAAAAGTCCCGTCCTCGCCGACTTCTTTCAGATCGATGAAAATGTGCTCGTTCATGGCTTGTCCTCCGGCTTCGGACGCGCCGCGCCCGGTTTCAATACCTTCGTCTCGTAGTTCACTGCGCTGGCCTCTTTGTGTCGCCAATCTTCATGAGCGTCGCTCTCTCGCTCGCCGTCGGCTCACCGCTGCCAGGAACAGTCTGCATGTTCAGTTGGAAGTGAACCGCATCGCCACCCTCGTAGGGATCCCAATCTTCGAGCGCTCGGATTTCGTTGGGCGATGCCATGCCGTTTTGAAGCATGGTTGAATAGGCGCGCATCCGCGCTTCGAAATCGCCGCGCATGAATGCCGCCGTCGTGTGCTTGAGGTACACGCCAGCGTCGCGCTGCTCTTTGGTCAGCAGAACGCGGTGCGCTTCTTGCTCCCATGCGACCATCCACGGCCCGAGCGTGATGTTTATGTACTCGATCCAGAGGTGTTCGACGTTGTTGAAGTGCGCGCGGCTGAGATCCTGCGCTAAATGCGGTGTCAGCCCGTAAAATCGGCAGATTTCCGCCACCATCGCGCTAAATGCTTCGACAAGCTGCGATTCAGATGGGTCCGAACCGATGCCTTGCCAGTCCCACTCTCCCTGGAGTAAGAGATTCGCGTGAAATGAGTCTATTCCGTTGCGGTACTTGGCCTTGTATTCAGTTTCCCACCGCTCCTTATCGGATTCGCTCTTAAACGGCGCGGTTTTCTTGATCAGCCCAGCTTTCAGACCGCCGCGACCGAAGAAAGTAGAGGCGAAACGCTCGATTGCGATGGCCCTCCCAATCGCTTCGCGCCCCGATTCAACCGCCCCGATGCCGACCATGCCATCGTCGGAGTAGTTCATTAGGTGAAATACTTCGTTGCCGCCATACCGAACCTCAGAACCGCCGTCACGGAAAACAAAAACGGCCTCATTGCGCTCGATGTCCTTCTTGACGAAGTTCGACGGGTGCAAAATCAGCATACCGAACGGCTCGCCATTGGTCCCGCGCCGCAAAATCCGCGCGAAACCGTTGCCGTAGTTCAATGCATGATGCTGAATCGTGCGGCGAAATAGCTTCGCCGACTGAAAATCGTTCGCTGAGCGGTTTAGGATGCCGTGGAGCTTGGAATCCCGCAGAATCTTAGTGTTTTCGCTCGTTTTTTGCAGAACAGGGAAGGGCATCGCTGAAAGCGGCTCGCAGATCGCGCGGGTACAAACATACGGGATCGAGCATTGCATCGCCCGATCAACGTTCACCGAAAAGCCCGCCGACGTTGACTGACCGCCGCCAACCAGTTGCGCAAGCCGGTAAAAGCCGTTGCGGTTGTACCAGTCCGGAGACCATAGCGAGCCAACGGCCTCCGCTGCCTTCTGAAGCCAATTAAGCACAATCTACCTCAATCGAGAAACGGACTCCGGCTGCGTGAAGCAACGCCTCCGCTTCAGCGACCAGTCGGTCACGCTCTTCTGGTGTTGTAGCGATAACTAGATCCTTCACTTTTTGGCCAGCACCATGACCGACTTTTACTAATTCAAGGTTTTCGATCCGGTTGTCATCGCGCACACCGTTTTTGTGATGAACTTGTTCTGATCGTAGTAGTGGCCGACCGAGATACTCCTCCATCACACAGCGATGGACTGGATATGTTTTTTTGTAACCAGGATGACGAAGAAACAAATACCCTTGATGGTTTCGATAAGTGGAAGCTTTGCTCCAATGATCAACTCTATTCAAACAACCGCAGCTTTTAGTTTTTCCGTCCAACAGGTTACATGATCTAACCAGCGCGCTCGCGCCGCACTCACACAAACATCGCCAAACGAATTTAGATATCCCTGATTTTGTCCTGACCTGTCTAGATGGCTCTAGCACGGTCAATTTGCCGAAAACTTGACCCGTCAAATCCTTCATTGCTCTCCGTGATGTAAGTTCCCTTCGCAGGCAACCACACGAAGCCGACCGACCGGACAGCAGGTGGTCTGTATGCGCGTCGATGATATTGCCGCACTCGCAAAGGCATTGCCAGGTCCTTTTATTGCTGATGCGCTTTGGCGACACATCCACCGCCAACAGCCTTCCAAACACCTGACCGCTCAAATTTCTCGCGGCTGGCATTACAAAATCGACACCCCTGCGCCGTGCGCATACGGGTCGTACTCGCCCTCCACAAGGAAGGACGCGCCGACAGCCATCACAGCGGCGACGGCCATATCGATATGTTTCGATTTCTGATGCACAGGTGGTTTGATGAGCTTCTTGTTCCCGGCCCCGTCTGATTTGAGTTGGCAGCAGTCGATGTTCCAGCGCATCGCGGCGTTTCCGTCGTGTGAGACTCGCGAGTTGTGCACTAGATCCTCGAATGCTTCGATGGCCGGGGTCATACTCTGAAAGCCTTGGCCCCATTCGAGCAGTTGAATACCCGCCTCCGATGCCCGCTTTTCGATGTACTTGGCCCGCCAGCGGTCGTATGCAATGGCTTGTAGGTCGAAGCGCTGTTGCATGCGCTCGATGTGCTCGAAAACCTCGTCAAAATCGACCGTTTTGCCCTTCGTCGCCTTCAGCCAGCCCTTTTCGACCCAGTAGCGATAGTTGATGCCATCGCGCGCCGATCGTTCTTCGATGGTCGATTCTGGCAGAAATCCGGTCACGCGGAGAACGGCGGTGTTTTCTCCGGTGCGAAAGCACAGAGCCAGCGCCGCAAGGTCGTTTGACGCGCCCAGGTCCAGGCCTCCCCAAACGGGGAACTGCGCCAAGTACTCGTCACTGTACGCCGATGGCTCTGTGAGAGCGTCCCAGGCGTCGAGCGGTAGCCACTGCGTTACCGTCGAGGTCCACTGGTTCAGGTACAGCCGTCGAAATTCGTTCTGTTTCTCCGGCCTCTGCTGCGCCTGCGCGAACTCTTCTTCGTAGTCGGAGAGTTTGTGGTGCCCTGTGTTGAGCAGCGGCAGCGCGAGCGGCCACAGCGAGCGGTCGGTCCAGTCGGCGTCCTTCGCAACTTCGTAGATTACCGGCAGATATGACGGGTCTTTGATCTTTCCGTCGCGAACCTTGCAGGCGTAGTCGTATTCCTGCCCGCAAATGCTCTCCGGGTCGCTGCCCGCCGTCGTGATCGTTAGCCAGAGCGGTTGGCGGCGTGATTTCGAGCCAGTGGTCAGCGCCGCGTGGAGTTCGGCCTCAGGTGCGCCCCATGCGTGAAGTTCATCGAAAATAACCAGCGACGGGTTCAAACCGTGCTGTTTCGCGCCATCCGCCGACAAAACCTGTAATTCGTTGCCGTTTTCGAGGTTTACGATGGTCCGCGTGGATGGCGTGATCTTGCATTTGCTCGCCAGTTGCGGCTCGGCCTGGATCATCTCAGCCACGGCCCGGTAACAGATGGCCGCTTGTTTCACCGCCGTCGCCGCGAAATAGATCTCCTGCATAGGTTCGTCGCCCATGAAGAACTCGAACGTGGCGATAGCCGCAGCGCCCTGCGTTTTCGCCTGTTTACGGCCAAAGGTGAAGAACCCCTTACGGTATTGGCGGGTTCCATCGGCCCGACGCCAGCCGTACAGCTTTTCGACCACTGGCCGCCAGTGCGGAAGCAGCACAAACGGCTCCGGCTCGCCAGAAAGCGTACACTTCGTCAGCGTTAGGCACTCGATGAAGTTTACGGCTTCGTCAGCCTTCGCTTGGTTCCAGTGGCCCGCTTCCACCCGTCGTCCCGTTCTTCCGCTCCATCATCACGGCCAATTTCCCCTTCGCCGCTGGCTTCTTGCCACGAATGCCGACGCGCTGACGGGCATACTCGCCGATACAGAGCATTCCGCAGAGTTGGTCAATCCCTCGGCCAATCGCGAGCAGTTCGCGGGCGTCTTTCGCCTTGCGTTGCAGGAACACAAAGCGCACATACCGTGCGTAGTTCTCGGCATCGGCGGATCGCATCCCGACGCCCGCGCTGCGCTGTTGCTCGACGAACTCATCGAAGTATTGGCGCTCGGCCTTCGTAAGCCAGGATGGGGCGATGAGCGGTTCTTGAATGAACTCGATGCTGCCGCCAAACTCTTTAGATCCGCGCTGGCTGTCGGGTTGTCGTAATGGGATAGCCATTTTTCGAAAAGTCGAAGTTGAAATTCTTTGCAGAGAGG